TAAATGCATGGAGGCAGAAAGAAAAGCACAAAAATAAGCAACTCAAACAGCAAGAGCAGGCTGCACAGAAGATGGAAATGAAGGCTGAAAAAGAGAAAAAGGAACAGCTTAAAGCTGGCGGGGCAGAAGCTAAAAAACGCAATCTAAGAATGCGTGCATATCGCACAGGCCAGCAATCCTTATTGAGCGGTTCTGCTGCTAGTAGAGGGTACGGTCTTGGCTGAGAAATTAGGGAAAAGGCGCGAAGCTTACCGTGATCGCGGTAAAGAGAAGAGTGTATTTCGTCAAAGAACGCGGAACGGAAAGCCTGTAGCTCCAATTGGTGTAAAGGGCGCTTATATGTCAAGCTCTCCAAGAAAGCGCGATGCTTTTATTGGGTATAACGAGGTCTTTGGAAAAAGAATGTATGCCCCGATGGAGGCATGGGATGCTTACAAGAAGAAAAGAAGCTCAGCTATTAAGTTTAATATGGCAAAGCGCAGAGACTCATCATTACTTGCTGCGCAAAGACAGTCAAGAATGAAGCAGGATCAGGCGAGAACCCAGGCAGCAAGGGGTAAAAGGGCTGCTTATGCATCTCTTCTTTCTGGTTATGATAGTGGGGGAATAGGTTGAAAGGTCTAGGTTCTGTAGAAGAGATAAAAGCCAGGGCTTCAAAGGCTCTTGATAACAAGGAGCTTTGGCGAAGTCTTTTGCAAGATTGCTATGAATATATGATGCCTCAAAGAGAGGTATGGAATGATTATTCTCCAGGCTATCGAAAAACAGACAGGATATTTGATTCTACGGGCTTAATTGCAATAAAAGAGTTTGCCAACCGTATGATGGGGGCTATTACGCCACAAGGGACGGTATGGGCTGAGCTTGAGCTGGGTTTGAATTGGCCCAAAGAAGCCCGTGAAGATATTGAAGTTTCAAGACAGTTGAGGGATATAAATGAAACTCTTTTTGCGTATATTAATAACTCTAATTTTTATGAAGTTATGGGCGAAGCTTATTTGGATCTCGCTTTGGGAACGGCAGCAATTACCGTCGAAGAAGGTGATGCAGATAGGCCCTTGGTCTTTGGTTTGGTTAACCAGGCTGAAGTGGGATATGATTCTGGGCCTTCTGGGATTATCGAAAACCTCTATAGAAAAAAGAAGTACCCAGCTAGAAATCTAAAACGCGCATTTCCAGGCATTGTGTTAACTCAAGCTTTAAAGGATATGGTTAAGTCCAATCCTGATGAGAAAGTAGAGTTATTAGAGTGCATGATGTTTGACACTAAAACAAAAGAATACTGGATTGTTGTTATACATGATGACTCTGTTATATGGGAAGTAAATCGCGGAGAAACTTCACCCTGGATTGCTTTTAGATGGTCGGTCACTCCGGGTGAAACAAGAGGTAGAGGCCCGGCCTTAGATGCTATTCAGGATGTGAAAACCCTCAATAAAATTCAGGAGTTTGCCTTACAAAAGGCGGCGATTGATCTTTCTGGATTGTGGACTGGTCAAGATGATGGGATATTTAACCCTTATTCTGTGCAAATTGCTCCGGGCACTGTAATTCCTGTCTCTACAAACCTTTCGAGTAATCCATCTTTGCAAAGGCTTGATACGGGTGGTGATTTAAACCTTACTCAGTTTGAAGTGCAGAGAATGCAGGCCAGTATTAAGATGCACATGTATAATGATATACGTGATCCTGTTGGTCCGGTAAGAAGCGCTACTGAAGTAGCTATTACGCAAAGAGAGCTTGCAAGCCGTATTGGTTCTAGTTTTGGGCGTATTCAAAATGAGGCGCTTGTTAAGATATTGAATGCATCTGCTGCTGTGTTAAAGCGGATAGGATTTATACCTGATGTTGTAATTGATGGCTCTGATGTAGCGGTTAAGTTTACATCCCCGCTTTCAAGGGCACAGGATATGCAGGATTTAGAGGTAATGCAGCGATCTGTTGCTATGACTGCTCAATTAGCAGGACCAGAAGCGGTTGCAGCTAGTTACAAGGTTGATGACTTTGGTTCATTTATAGGGATGAAAACAGGTCTTGATCCTTCTTTAATACGTAGTGACGAAGAAAAACAAGTGTTAATGCAGCAGATGGCACAAATGCAGATGGCACAAATGCAGCAAGGGGCGGAAGATGGCGGAGAAGCAATCCAGTAAATTTGATCAAATAATGGGGCAGGCTGAAATCACGCAAGACCTTTTGGATCAAGCGTATGCAGTTCAGGCAGAAATCTTTAAAAATACATTTTCTTCTGATCAAGGCAAGAAAGCTATGAATATACTTTCTATGAAATTTTATGCACAACCTTGCTTTGACGATAAAAACCCGGACCCTTATTTAGCGGCAAAAAGGGATGGTCAGAGGAGTGTACTACAGTATATATATGATGAGATTGCGAGGGCACAATGACTGAAGAAATAGAAAAGCCGAAAAAAAAGGCAGCAAAAAAGAAGTTAGAGATTATCAATAAGGAAAGGCTAGATTCCTGTGTTGGGTCTAAAGAGATTTCAGAAAAGGTAGTGGATTCAATTTCCAAGCTGTGTAAGGACTATGACTTTGATAAAGTTGAGTTTGTTAGAAATTTCAGAGCGTTTAGACTTTATAGAAAAGGCGCACATTTAGACTGGATAGACTTAAACGAAATTAATTATATGTATGGCCTTGGATTTCCTAAATTTAAAGGAGAGATAAGGAAATATCAAAAACCAATGAAAAGAGCCTATAGGGGGTCAAAATGAACGATCAAGTGATTGATGCAAATTCTGAGCAGGGGCAGGCCGAGATTACAGATACGCCAGCACCAGATTGGTATTATTCAAAGGATGAGGGGTCCGAAATAGCGGGAACCGGGGAAAAGCCTGAGTATCTGTTAAGCAAATACTCTTCAGTAGCAGACCAAGCAAAAGCGTACCCTGAGCTAGCGAGTAAATTTGGCTCTTTTACAGGTGCGCCTGAGCAGTATGATCATGAGTTTTTAGGGGATGATTATGAATTTACAGATGAGTTTACAGAAGTTTCTGATGCATTAAAGGATATGGGTGTAAATCAGGAAGGTTATGAAAAGCTTATTTCCTTACAAAGAGATCGTGAAGAAAACATACATAAGGCTTATAACAATCCAGAGGCAGAAGTGGAAGCCTTGGGTAAGGATGGGCAAAGACGGATAGACAATGTTGATAGATATTTGCAGGCTAATTTAGATGACGAGACTTATGATAGGGTTGCCCCAGGTGTTAATTCTGCTGCTGTGGTTGAAGCTTTTGAAATTCTCATTCAAGCGACAAAACCCAAAGCGCTACCTTCTGAAGGAGGAGAAAACCCTACGGGAATGACTGAAGACAAGCTTTTAGAAATGCGTAGAGCTAAAACAGAAGGCGGAGATTTTAGGATGTCAGTTGATCCTGATTATCGAAAAATGGTTGAAGGTGAATGGGAGCGCTATTATGGGAATAGAGCGCATACCTCTGTGGTAGGTGAATAATGAAGATTAAAGAAGGTGTAAATCTAGCCGGGATTCAAATTGAGATGAGACCAGTTCTCATTGCAGCCGAAAAATTATGGAAGGACAACGGGCAAGAGCTTGTAATAACCGCAGCGCTTGATGGTACGCATTCTGCCGGGAGTCTCCATTATTATGGTTATGCAGTTGATCTTAGAACAAGATATTTTGAGCAGAGTGTTGTGCATGAAATAGCTGCTAAGTTAAGGGATACTTTAGGTGAAGATTATGATGTTATCGCGCACCAAACGCACATGCACGTAGAGTATGATCCAAAAAGTTGACACTTTGACATAATGTAAGTTACGATAAGTAATCCGATACCCTTCATAGGCCGGATGTATATTATTGGCCCCTACTAATAGGGATACCCATAGCTAATTTTGTATATCTAATCCTATTGGAGGGTTTTTTTATGAGTAAGTTTTTATCTGCTGTTGCGTCGAAGGAATTCGATAGCGACGTAAAACAAGAGTATCAAACTGCTGGTCTCTTAAAAGATTGTGTCACTCGTCGTAATGGCGTTATCGGTGATACGTATAATTTCCGCCGCATGGGCAAAGGCTTGGCAAATCAGAAATCTACTTCTGATCTGGTAACGCCTATGGATGTTGACCATGAGTTGATTCCCTGTGTTCTTACTAACTGGAATGCTCCAGAGTACACAGATATCTTTGATCAAAAAGATGTAAACTTTGATGAGAAAATGGAGCTTGCAAAAACTATTGCACACGCTCTAGGTCGTCGTACTGACCAGCTTATCATTGATTCTCTTGAGGCAGCTACGCCCACTATCCCTGATGCACCTGCTGCTGGCGGATTGACGTTGGCAAAGCTAACTTATGCAGCTTCAGCTCTTAGAGATCAAGGTGTACCTACTGCTGATCGCTATATTGCAATTAGTGCTGCTGGGCTGGAAGATATTCTAAACGACAATACAATCACTAATCAGGACTACAACACTGTTCGCCTGTTAATGGCTGGTACAATTGATTCTTTCATGGGCTTTAAGTGGAAGATCATTGAGACTCGTGAAGAAGGTGGCCTTGCTAAAACTGGAGCGGTTCGCAACTGTTGGGCATGGCATAAAGCTGCTGTAGGTCAAGCATTTGGCATTGAAATGACCACACGCGTAGATTGGGTTGCAGAGCGTACAGCCTGGTTATGTAATGGTATGTTGAAAGCTGGTGCTGTCGTGCGAGATGTAGACGGTATCGTTAAACTTCCAATTACTGAATAAGGAGGCTGAAATGGCTTTTGATAGAGATAATTTAATCCGTATTGGCGGTGCAAATAGTGGAGCCAAGGCGTTATGGATGTACGCATCTGAAGATGACGCTTATGCTGCTATTGGTGCTGCTGATTACTTTTTAGAAGCATTAGTTGAGTTAAAGCTTGACGATACGCTTATTGTAACCGATAGCTCTAATGTGCATACCATCACCTATGTTAGTGATCGTGATACCACTTCAGGTTCCGAGACTATTAGCGTAGCTGCTGGTAATACCATTACAGCTTAACAAATTGAGAGGGGGGCCTTTCCATTCTCTGGATGCCCCTACCCTTAGGCCCCCTTCTCAACCTTATTGGGGAGATTCATGGCAACAAAAATAAGCGCTATCTCTAATGCTTTTCTCTTAATAGGGGATAAGACCATAAATTCGCTTGATGAGGATAGTTTTCGCGCTACTGTTGCGGCAAATCTTTACGATTCTATTTATCAAACAGAGCTGGTGTCTCATCCTTGGACTTTTGCAAGAAAAATGCAGAGTCTTGCGCTAACTACAGAAACGCCTGTTACTGATGAATGGAAACTTATCTATCAGCTTCCTTCAGACTTGATTTCTGTATATCGAGTATATCCAAGGTCTGATTATGAGATATATGGGGATAAAATTTATTCCAATACGAACAATTTAACACTTGATTATTTTGCGCGTGTTGACGAGTCTGCATGGCCTCCATATTTTGAAAAGCTTATGCATTTTGCTTTAGCTAAAGACTTTGCTATACCCATTCGAGAAAATGCCTCTCTAGCGCAATACTTGGATGG